GTGGCGTCCAATCATGATGTTAAACCGTGGTGATCGGGGTTGTATTATGCGTGGAACACCTTTGCTATACTCATCCTTCACGAAAGCGCTAACGCGTGTGTCGAGTCGCCAATCGAACGGCTTCTCTATTAGGCTTTCGGCTGCTTGTGAGTAAATCTTATGCTTTACCCCGTGGTAAGAGTCCACAAATTCCTGGGTGGACAGGGGTTGGACGGGGAACCGCCCATCTTTCCTAATCTCCTCTTGCAAAGATTTAGCGAATGGTGTTAACACATCATACACGTACTTGGTGCCTATCTGCCGAGCCGCCCTCTCGATCTTGTGAGGGTTGTCATTTACTCTTTTAGCTGCCTGCTGGAGCACATCAACATGGTTCCACGGAGTGGGAGCACGTCGGAATTTTCCATCCAGCTTGACATAAAAGACACGTTCGGTGATTGCATGTACGTGTGTGGTTAAATCATGATTGGGAACCTCCCAATCGGGCCCAAAACCTGCGCGTAATCGGTAATAGGCCCTGCGCCCCTTGGCGCGTTTCCTAGCCTGCCTGGTTCTTGTTACAACGAAACGTTCGGGACCACTCAAGTTTTCGCGCACCTCTTCTTCGGTAACAGAGGAGCGAGTGGTCGCGGCGTCGCAACGAGCCAAGCCTTCCTAGGCTAGGTTGACCGCTAGTGGGCGTACGGGGCGGTTGTTTCGCTTCGGGATTCGAGCGCTGCTGTTGTACTCACGGATGTCTTCCTCAGCGACGGTCTCAAGCCAGAATAATCTGGCGGCCCAGTCGGTGATGTTTTGCATATCCGAGTAACGCAGGTGTTCAAACCCTAGAAGTTCCAACTTATGGTTGCCTTCCACTATGCGGTAAGCGTCGGTGCGTACCAACGCTTCGTTCTCTGGAGTCCGAGGCAGAGAACCGAGCCTCATTTTAATCCTTGCTGCAACCTCGCCAGCGAAGATAGGGACACGAATGCCCCGGCGACGTCTTCTCCTGCGTCGCGTCGTCTCGACCTCAATGTGCGGGGTGTTGATCTCACCCAGCTTGCGATCCGGCTCATCACCCTTAGCGTACGTGGGGACCGAGGCTTCTATCTCGCACCTAGCTACCGCCGAGACAACGGCATCTAGGGTGGGGTTGCCGACTGGTTCAATCCAATCAGCGACCACGTTTCGGATCGCGAATCCCAACCCCCAACGGTACTTAGTTTCTGTGACGATGGTGCGCTCACTCAAGAAGATATTCTCCTCCGGAGTGGCATAACTACCAGCATCAGGGCAAGTACGGTCGTGAATCGGGATCCAGCACAGTGGAGGGCTGCATTCATGCTCCACCGTGTATTGGACTGTGTTCCGGTCCATGTTTGTCGGCGCAAGCGGTCGAAGCCAATCGACCAACTTACGCCTCGCCCAGAGGTCCCACCGCTCGTCTTCCAATTCCACGTGCCCGCCAATACGGGGTGCCCCCAAGGTATTGAAGATGGTGAACTTGTCACCTCCTTCGCCCCCCTGGGCCCCTTCTCGACCAGCATCCGCAGAACCCGAAACGGTGCTCCGAACTGTCAATCGTTTGAGGAGGTCCATCCCCAAACGCCTTCGATCCTCCTCAGAGAGATCGGACCGTGTGTTGTCCAACACGGGATTAGTTTCACCAAGATGTTGTTGTTCCAAAG